GGAAGATCAGACGGAGCAAAACTTCGCGTTGACCGGTGACACTGTGGAAGAGATCTCACGCGCTCTGTGCGCAGAGATGGTTGAAAGCGAGTGGGGCGCCTATCCGCGTTACTGCTATGTCGATTGTGACTTTGACGCGCATGAAGTTTATTGCTGGGATACCAGCGACTGGCTTCTGTACGGCTTCACTTATGCAATGGACGGCGATGCCGTCGTCATCGACTTTGAGAGCAAGAAGCGTAAGAAATACGTGATTGCAGATTTCGATGAGGGCGATCAGGCTTCTCCGTTTGCTGAGATGTTCTCAAAGATGGAGCAGAAAGTCCGTGACGGTGCAGAGTGGGAAGCGAAATACCAAACCGCCTCCGACACGATCACGACTATGGAAACTGAACTTGGCACTCTCCGTAAGTTCAAGGAAGAGGCTGACGCTGCCGAGGCGCAGAGCGCACGGGAGAAGGTATTTGCTCAGTTTGAGGATTTAGTCGGTGTCGAGGCTTTTGAGAATCTTCGTGACAACTGCGCCGACTATGACGTTGAAGCCCTCGAAGAGAAGTGCTTTGCGATCCGTGGCAGAACTGGCACTGTCGCCAAGTTCTCTGCCGAAGAGAAAGCTCCCAAGCTTAAGGTTAACAAAACCGAAATTTCCAACGAGCCGTATGGCGGGATCTTTACCCAGTACGGTATCGAAAATAACGATTAAATAGGAGGATATACATTATGGCTTATGGTGTTGTGCGTACCGACAATATGTTCGGCACTGATGTTCGCGCTGGTCTCGTGTCCATTAAGTACATGGGCGTTGACGGCCAGACCGCTACCGCTATCGAAAATGGCAACGTCCTGAAGGTCGGCGCTCTGATGAGCGACGAGCGTGAGATTTTTGTGGGTGCTGCTCCCGCAGCGAATGACGAGCTGAAGGATATCGTTCTCGTCGCTACCCCCGAGGTTATGTACGATGAGCGCAAGCGCAATCTGGATGAGTTCATCAACGAGGCCGGTCGTGCCTGCCGTGGCTACCGTCTGCACAAGGGCGACATCTTCTCTGTCACCAAGGACGCGCTGGACGGCGCTGCCTCTCCCGCTGTCGGCAATGCTGTCGAGCTGAAGGCTGGCACTAAGCTGAACGTTGCCGCTTCCGCTACTTCCGGTTCCACTCAGGTTGGCAAGATCATCGCCATTGATGTCGTGGGTCGTTACACCTACTACGTCATTCTTGTCGGCTAATCATTAACGAAGGAGGATACTACAATGGCTGAAATGAAAGATATCGTCAAGCTGGCTGTTGATGGTTACAAGGGCAACGTTGAGAAGTATTCTGTGGCTCAGTCCCAGGAGGCTCTCCGTCAGGCTCTCGTCGAGGCCAATAACGGCAGCACTGTTCTTAACTACAAGGATATCCGCGACGGCAAGTGCAACGGCCTGTTCTCTCTGATCGAAGAGATCCTGAGCCGCACCGTCGTTGAGGGTCTGCAGGGCGATGAGTATTTCAACGCTCTCGTTGATTTCCGCAATGTTGCGGAAGGCGATCAGAACCTGTTCCTGGTCGAAGACAATAACCTGTTCGTCGTAGCTGAGGCCGCTGACGGCACTCAGGGCATCCGGCGTCAGCGTCTTGGCGGTGTGAAGGAGACTTCCATCCCCACTTCTCTGAAGGTTGTCCGCATTTACGAAGAGCTCAACCGCGTTCTCGCCGGTCGCGTTGATTTCAACGAGTTTATCCGCAAGGTCGCCGAGTCCTTCCGTCAGAAGCTCCTGAACGACATCTACGCTCTGTGGAGCGGCGCTACCGCTGCCGAGATGGGCGGCGTGGCTTACTTCCCCACCGCTGGTACCTACGATGAGGACGACCTGCTCGACCTGATCTCCCATGTCGAGGCCGCTGCCGGTGGCAAGACTGCTACCATCATCGGCACCAAGAAGGCTCTGCGCAATCTGAAGGAGTCCATCCAGTCCGACGGCGCGAAGGATGAGCTTCACAATATGGGCTACTACGGCAAGTTCTTCGGCACTCCCTGTGTCGCTGTCCCCCAGCGTCACCAGATCGGCTCCACCAACTTCGTGCTGGACGACGATGTGCTGACTATCATCGCTGGCGATGACAAGCCCATCAAGGTTGTTTACGAGGGCAACCCCATCGTTCTGATGGGCGATCCTATGACCAACGCTGACTTCACCCAGGAGTACCTGTACGGTGAGAAGTACGGCATGGGTATCGTGCTGGCTGGCGGCAACTCCGGTATCGGTCGTTACGAGATCCAGTAAGGAATCATCGATCGGTTATCAACCTAATTTTAATGACTGCATAGCTTGCGGGGTGTAACAGCCCCGCAAGTTTAATCGAATGAAAGGAAGTTTGAGATATGGCAAATCAGAGAACGAAAGCCGCGCCCGCTGCGGCTGTTGAAGATAAGGCTGCGGAACAGCCGGAAAAGAAGATTGTTCCGAAAGAGATCGACTTAAACCAGTATGTCATTGTGAAGAACGGCTTTCAGGGCCGTCTCGTATATAAGAGCTCCCGCACGGGAGAGAAGTTCGTCTGGGACGGATTCGGTTCCGAGCAGGAGATGGAGCTGCGCGAGCTGCGCAACGCGAAGAATACGAGCAAGAAGTTCTTCATCAATAACTGGTTCATGTTTGATGAGGATTGGATTATCGATTTTCTTGGCGTGAGACAGTTTTATAAGAACGCAATCAAGATCACGGATTTTGATGACACATTCAAGAAGACTCCAGCCGAACTGAAGAAGATCATCGATAAACTTTCCGACGGGCAAAAGAAGTCCTTCGCCTATAGAGCGAGAGAACTTGTTGTCGCCGGAGAGATCGATTCCCTGAAGGTGATCTCAACGCTTGAAGAGGCGCTTGGTGTGGAGCTGATTGAGAAGTAAGGAGGTACGCAATGAGCATACCTTACGATACATTCTACGGCGCGTTCTTGAGTAAGATTTCTGAGTTCGAGCTTCTTGGCATCGGCGATAACATCAGGACAGAAATCATTGACGGATATATGAAAAGGGCAATAAGCGCCTTTAAGAAAAACTGCAAATACGATTTATTTACAACCGGCGACGACACCGCGAGGGAGTTTGTCGTGGATGTAACCGGAGACGACCTTGACGAACTTGTCGAAATCATCTCTGAGGGAATGGTCGTGCAGTGGCTTAAACCTTATGTGTATCAGCAGGAGCTTTTGCAGAACGTGCTGAACACAAGGGATTTCACTCAATACTCCCCTGCTGAGCTTTTGATGCGTGTCGGGAACGCATATGAGAAAGCGCAGAAAGACTATACTCAGATGATACGGGAGTATAGCTACAATCACGGGGATTTAACGGACTTGCACTTATGACGATTGATACCGCCGCAGGCAAGCCGATTCAACAGGATCTTCTCCATAACTACTTCAAGAATCTCGTAAATCAGTTTTTTAAGATTCTCCCGATACGAGAGAGCGGAGAAGAATCTCTGACGACATATATGAAAAGCCTTCAGGCAGAGCTTCTCGGATGCAAGGCTCTGATAGAAGGGTTACAGAATGATGCGTCATATCTCACTCTCCTTGCGATCCTGCAATATCTGATCGATCACCCGGAATGCTCTGTCGGCGTTGTGAAGCGCGAGGTATTCAAGGCGATCAGCATATGCAACAGATTAAAGGCACAGTGCTACGAAAAAGAGGTGTCGGAGCAATGAGTGTATGGGACGCTTACAAGGCTCGCGCTGATGCCAGAGGAATGACGAAACGTGAGACAACGCTCAAGAGAGAGATAAGGACGATCAACGACAGGCTGCCGGATAGTCTGTCGTATCAGACTGTCACTCTGTACACGGGCGAGTACGGATACAACATTGACTCAGACGATATGAAAGCACATGCGATTACGCAGAATGTAGCGATCATCAATTCCGATAACCTCAACGAAAAGACGATCATCTCTTTCCCGGAAGAGGACATCGAGAACGGTTCGCTTGTGTATTGGATGGATAACTATTGGCTTGTCGCAGAACGCGACGCCAATACCACCGTTTATACAAGAGCGAAGATGATCCAGTGCAATCATCTGCTGCATTGGGTTTCTGCCGACAATGAGGTGATCGCGCAATGGTGCATTGTCGAGGACGGCACGAAATTAAGACACACCTTCGGGTGTGAAATAGTTTGGCATACTGGAAACGGTATGTAAAAACGATTCCCCTAATTGCTGGGAACCCCTTAGAGCCGCATTCACTACAACGTAATTCTGAATAAGGATAGGCGTGAATGTTTGAAAAGAATGCGGATTGGGCAATCAGCAGCGAAGCCTCGAATAGAGGAACGTTCAACGACTACGGCGGTAGCGCCGGTAGGAGCAAGCGCTCCCAAACGGGGAACCCTAACCCAGAAATGGTATGGTGAAGATATAGTCTACACTCTGTTGAAAGACAGAGGGCATGTATATGCCGGGCAGGGAGCAGCGTCCCTGAGTTATGCAATAGAATGGAGGTGCGGTTATGCCACAGGCCGATTATAAGGTATATGTTCACACGAACTTATCCAACGGCAAACGCTACGTCGGTATTACATCGAAGGCTAAAGTTGAGCATCGGTGGAATAGTGGACGTGGGTATAAAGAGAACCCGCATTTCTATTCGGCAATTGTGAAATATGGTTGGGATAATTTTAAGCACGAGATCCTTTATGAAGGGATGAGCGAAGAAGAGGCCAAGCTGAAAGAACGTGAGTTAATCCACGAGTGGAAGACACAAGATCCACTGTTTGGATATAACATGACTTCTGGAGGCGACGGTACTCAGGACTACCATCCGTCGGAAGAGACTCGCATGAAGTTATCTATTGTTCGCAGAAAAGAAAATCTGTCAGAGGAAACGCTACGGCGAAGGTCGGAGGGGCTCAAAGGCAGAAAGTTTTCTGATGAGCATAAAAAGAAAATCGGAGACGGAAACAGCAAGCAGATTAAGATGCTGACGAAGGATGGTATCTTTGTGAAGCTTTTCCGCGCTGCGAAAGATGCCGAGGAAGAACTCGGTATATCACATTCACATATTTCTCAATGTTGCCACGGGACACGGCGTACAGCCGGAGGGTTCCAGTGGCAATTTGCATAATGTCCTAAATGTAAT